AGTTCCGGTATCATCCAAGAAAGGAGTCAACACTATTGACGGGTAGTTATGCGAATTATCATTGAAATATAAGCCGGAAGAACTCCACATAAGCTGTCTATCGTAACCGCTGAGCTTGTAATTGTTCTTGATCTTATTAGACCACCATGCCCAGCCCCATTTTGCAGGATTTTGATTGGAAGCGTCCTCGTCTGAACTATAATACAAAGGCTGACCATTACTTGCAACAGCAGGGACTATAGGAGCAAATGGTCTTGGATCTTTCTGGAACTGAACCCCTCCAAAATTATCTGTAAAGTAATCTTTATAAGGAGATACTGAAACCATCCAGTTTCTTATATTCCTTGTAATTCTTACAGAAATCGTAATAGAATATGATTCTCCATAAGCAAGAGAACCCAAAAGATGAGGCGAAGAATTCCAATATTGTTCTCCATCAGCTCTGCCAGACAAAACATTAGTAACAATGGTTTTACCAGAAGATTGCGAAACAATCTCGTTTACATTGAGATTTGTATTTGCAAAATCTTCTAGAACAGAAATTCCAACACAGTATGATTCTCCAACAAGAATCGTTGTTGGAGAGAATCTATCAAAAGGATAACTGAGCGTTGAGCCGGCATAATTCTTGAACCAAGTATCATATTCTACCAAAGTAGAACCCTCTTGTTGGTCAACATAACAACTTCTAACACCAGCAAGAATACCGTCAATAGAAATTCCACCGAGTCTCTGCCTTACATCTCCCGGTAAGTTGTCAGTATTATCTGGAACCGGACCGTCATTCAAATAAGTAATAGTAACATCATATCCATCAGACTGAGCATCTACGCTCACTGTTGTCTTGATGAAGTTTCCAATATCTATTTGAGTTGAATCAAAGTTATATACCAACCAAGAATTAAGTATATCAAACTTAGAAGATGTAATAACTAAATCCGTATCATTATCAGCATCAAGCATTTCAATCTTAGATGGAGAAAGATATCCGCATCCCATCAAGTCAAACTGAACACCAACAACTCCAATGCCGTCTTGGAAATTGGTCAATTCATTGAATAAACTAGTTATAGTCAGATGATTACTTAGTTTCTCTTTCAGTACATGAACAGAGTCATCTGTCTTAACTATTCTGCACATCATCTTTATAAAGTTGCTATCAGATGTATCTTTTATTATGCCGAAGTAAATAGACTTTACATTATCAGTATATCCTTGCTGCTCCTGATAATCTGGACTGTATTTTACTCTAAAAGCTCTACTTGTATAAGAATCCAATGTTGTTGGGTCCATGTTTATAAAACCAACAGCGCCATTTATACTACTAATAATTGGCTTAGGAACAGAAGTATACGAACCATTAACGGTTGTTTCAGAAGAATCGACTAAAGTTACAAATCCAGTTTGAGACCCAGCCGGAGGAGTCCACAATCCATCCACAGTCCTAGTTCTTGTTGTTATGCTAGAAGTAACAGATAATGTTGGTATCTGATATACTGGAGCAAAATCTGGTTTTGTCGCACCAACTCCAGAAGAATAAGTATCCCTAGTGTTATCGTTATAGTCTTTTGATACAGCAGAATGCAAAACCGAAGAAGTTGCAATATTAGGATATGTTGAACTCCAAAGCTTATACTTGTATATAAAGTTCAAATCATGACTCAATATATCAATTTGAGACGAGTTCGTTTCATATGCAGCCGCATCCCAATCGCTCCAAGTAATATCTTGTCCTGTAACTATTGCGAAATTCATCTGCCCAATTCTTTGAGGCCACAAATTGTTTTCAAATCGTACAATATAAGCGCTAACATCAGAATCAACCATAACCCAACTAGAAATACACTGAGTAGGTTCTTCTACTGCAAGATTGTTTACAAACTCAAGATCTGAAATATCAACATTATTAGGCCTTGAAAGATTCCAAAATGCCTTTGCATAATTGGTATTAAACTTAGCGATAGCTGTATTATTGATTATCTTTATGTTGTTGACTAGTCCATAAGAACCATCAAACTCAAGTATTCCAGAATTGCATCTTGTATTTGCTGTCGTATAAGATCTTGGGAAAAGAACATTGTTAGCTATGGTAATATCAGACGACGGAGCCGTAATAACGAGAGAACTCTTTGTTCCTCCTGCATAAATCTCATTTGCATGTATTCTTACAGAGAATGAATCATCAACAACACTAGACCCATCATACAAGTAGTTTCCATATATTGAAACAAATCTTGCATTTGTAATCTTAAACGGACCAGAAGATGTAATACTGTCTCCATGCAAATATGCGTTATGACAAACGTTGCAGAAATTCATGGAGAACTTTTCTGAAGAGCCAAGAGTTGAACCAAAGTTAATTGGCGAATCAGTAGGAGTTCTAACGGCAAAAGAAAGAGCATCATCAGCTATGCCGCTTAGAGTTCCAAACAAACATCCATTCATCACTATATTGTATCCCATCAAATCGTGGCTCTTTATCTTTGTTGTAGAGGTTTGGCATTGATTGAAATATATGCCAGAAACAAAGTGAGACGAATTGGTTGCTTGATAAAGATTCCTAAACTGACAATTCGTGAAAACCACATTCTTGATGATATCAGACGCAGACGAAGGAGAAAGTACGCTACAGCCTATTAGATTTGAAGTATTATCACTTCCTTGTCCTGCCAAGCCATCTCCGCTTATATCTTCAGAAGCTCCAAACTGTACGTCATAAAAATGAACATTATATGCAGCAGCTCCTATTTCAACCAAAGGAGTTGGACTTGCTCTATTAAAGGAAGAGTTATCTGCCGCTATTATAGCATTACTTTCTGTGTAGGTTCTAGAACCATATATGATAATGTTTGGCTTGTTTATTGTAAGTTTTGATGTGAGCAAGAAATTGGAACAAGTAGCAGTATACTCAGTGAGAAGTTCTATAATAACTTCCCCATCTGGTCTATTTGCATCTATCCACGCCATTGCCGCATTTATAGTAGCAAACGAATCAACAGGAGGAAGAACGCTATCATTTGGGGCCACTGTCAAAGTAACCCATTTAGTAAGATCGTTTGTTGGATATGCAACAGTAACAGGATCTGATGCTGTTACAGAATAATAAACAGTATCGCTTACGACTCCGTTGTACCAAATCTTCAAACTTATCAAAAATGGAGTTCCGCTATTATCATGCCAATATGTATACGAAGCGTTTATTCCTCTTTGCTTAGCTGAAAGAGAAGTCTTCTTATGAGGAGTTCCAATAGCATTTACATCGTTATCATTTCTTGGGTCAGAAACGTACCCCCTTGCTTTTGAATCAGAAGTTGGGAAATTATCTCCAAAATCCCATTCAAATATACAATCTTGAGGATTTACTCCATTAAACAGAGAATTAGAAGCGTCAACGTGTACGGTAAATGGAACATCGCCAGAAGACGAAGTTACAAGATTTATAGTTGGTACAACTCTGTTAGTTATATTATTACCCAAAGATCCTAACGCAAAAGAACTATAACTTGCCCACCAACCAGAATCTTCTACCCATCTTCCAAATTCATCTACCAAATCCGTTCTAGTAAATGTAAGACTTGTCCAAACGTTATGATTGCCAATCCATTGAGGAACTCCAATATCTGTTCCTGGCAAAGCTCCAGCTCCCCAAGTTGACCAAGCAGCAGTAACCCAATATGACTTTTCAAAATCAGGAGGACTTACCCATCCCGGAGGAGACTTTAACAGCCCTTTATCTGAGTTCATGACAAACTTAGTTCCATCCCAAGCAACAGTTACATCGCCAATATGTCTTGGAGATTTTGGAGGGGTTGCATAAGGACTAGCCCAAGGCTCGTCTGTTATAGTTATTGTTGCAATCTTAGCATTCATGCCTGCTTCTATAATGTTAGCAACACTTGTTGATTCTGCACCTCCAATACTTGTTGCTGCTGAAAAATTCAAACCAGTAACTTTTACAGGGAAACCTTCTACCGCTATTATAAAACAACCATCCGTTATTGCTTGCCAGTTTGCAAGCGTTTTAACAACTGTCGGTGTAAAAGTTTGATCAGAAGCAACATTGCTAGGCCAACTGCCTGACCACATAATACCGCCATCGCATCCATATTCCACAGCAATAGAACACAACATTTGCATATTGTAATTTTTCTGCGCCCAACCAGTAAGAGGATTGAGTCCTCCTTGCTCAAAGAATGTTGGCATAAAGAATGGCAGATATCGCTTACTATGACCAAGAATCTCTATGGCTTTCATCATAAAGCCTTGTATTGCGTCTCTTTCTCCTTTTTCAGAAGATGCATGCTTTGTATTACCAGATTGAGGATAAAAAGATGGAGCAAGAAAATCATTGTAATCCAAGAATGGATCATCATAAGTTGTTCCGCTAGACAATCTTTGATTTATTCTTATCAAACCATCTCTGAACTGCAAACTAGCGGTTTCCCATCCAGCATATGATGCAGGATCTGCCCAATATCTAGCTCCATAAAAGGTATTAGCCGTAAATGGCGAACCATAAAATCCAACTTGAATTTCCGGATGACCAAGAGATGCTGCAATCGCTTTAGTTCTATTATATATAGACTTAAACTGATCAAGATTATAATCAACAGTTGCCTCTGAAACTCCGTATTGATATCCATTGTTATTAGAAGAAATTACGTTACAATAATCTCCTTCAATATCCCATACAAAATAAGTGGCTTTTTGATTTATACAATTCTGCAAATTTGTTGTTATAAGAGAATCTGTAAACTGAGACCAGCCGGCGGTTGAACTTGTATATACAAGATGAACTCTATCAACATAGTCGCTATTCTTCAAAACATATGGCGCTGGCTTTCCTGACCAAGAAGAAACCATCCCAGTAACAGATGAACCAGTATATACTCCCATATTATCTGCAAATGTAAGAGTTCTTTCTTGACTATATTTGTTAGCAACAGCCATTGAAGAAAAAGCGTGCCACCAATCATTATCAACAACCCACCCATTATTCCATTCATCTGGATCTGCATCTTGTCCAGAATAAACATTACTATCATATTCTTGATAAGTATAAGTATATGTCCCTATCCAATCTACCGTACCAATATTTGTTCCGCCACCAGGAAGAGTGTCAGAATAAGAATAACAATAAATAAATTCTCTACCAGTGTAAGAACTCTGATCTGGAGGGGAAACTATTGCCGGATCTATATATGAAAACTCAAAACAAGGAACCTGAGACAACGCTGTTGGAGAGTTGTTTGAGGAATTTGAATTATATTCAACAAATACAGAACCAACTTCATATGGTCTAGATATAGAAAGACTTGGATATGTTACAGATTGAGATATGAAGTTGTTTATATAGTACAAGTCTGCATTTATTGCCGCCTCTATAATATTGACAACACTTGTTGATTCTGCGCCGCCTATACTTGTTGCTACTGAGAAATCAACATTTTCAATATCTCTGTAATACCCAATAACAAAATATGAGAAACACCCGTTCGTTATTCCTTGCCAATCTGCAAGAGTTTTTGTAGGAACAGCGGGAGGACCGCCAGAAGAAGTCATAAAGTGTCTTTGTCTTTGACTTCTATAACTTGGACTTGATGTAATCCAAAGAATAGCACCATCTGCTATTCTTTTTACCCAAGTCATCATTTTCTTCATATAATCGCCGCTGACAGGCTTAGAAGACCAAGGAGAAGAAGGATGAAAAGCTGGGTTCAAAAACGGATATAAAGGCTTATCTCCGCTTATATATCTTACCGCTTGCGTAAGATTTTCCTTAAAGAAAGAATCATCAAGGGGATCTTCTTCTCCGAAAATTGGATAAATATCACAAGTAACAAAATCTAGATAATCATTGAAAGCTTTTGTTATATATGTATCGCCGGATTTTCTTAAGTTCATTCTTCTAAACTTAGAAACCCATGTATTATAATCTGTATTATATTGCGATGTATTTCCCTTACCGTAAAAATACAAAGCCGGAGCATAGTAACTCTTAAAGCAAGGATTTGCATATATTCCAATCTTTACATCATAGATTCCTTGCAAAGCAAGTCTTTCTTTCATTCTTACAAAAGCATTAATGAAAGAATCAAGCATATTATCAACAACCGTATCGCTATACTGTGTTGGGTCTAGATAAATGCCATAACCCTCTAAGTCAAATGCAAAAAACTTCTTTTGATTAACTCCTAAAGAAGGACTAAGATATGAACTAATAGCAGCATCTATATTCGCATTACTTAGAGTAAGAGTTGAAGTAAGAAGAGTTGTGGCTGCTTGTCCAATACTTTCTGTCCAAGGAGTACATCCTCCTGTTTGCATAAAAGAAATGCCATAATCATCTTCAAAACTAGTTGGAGTTGGCTGTTCTGTTATACTACAAGATATAAAGTATTTGAACTCATCAGATTCTATGATTTCTGATGAACTTTCGCTAAGGACTCCCCACCAATCTTCATCTCTGGCGTAAAGTTCCCATTCATTGCTTATTTCAGTTCCTCCATAGACCCATTGTTCTGTTCCTGGTTTATCATTACCATTTACAGTTGCAACTCCAAGGAACTGGTCAGAAGCAAGATCTACTCCGCTAACAGTAGAACCCCATACGCTCTTTGATTCTATTGTAAATAAAGATCTGCTAAGATTAGCAGGCATCGGCGTTGAAGCGCCATTGGTTGTCATATTGAACAAAAAACCTTTTTGAGCGGATGACCAAGTTACAGTAACAGTACCAAGAGGATACGGATATACCCCATCAAACGAAGGATTTGGTCCTGAACTAATTTTAGATTGTATTGCTGTCTGCAAAATAGAAGCAACCTGAGTCATGGAAACAGCAGAAGAAGTATTAACTCCCTGTATCTTTAGCTTTACATTTGCTACGGTCATAGAAAATGCACCGCTGGAAACAGTCTTCCATAGCGAAAGATCATTAGCTTCTGTTGCTCCAGAAGGTCTCCAGAACCAATTGGAATAAGTGCGATTAGCAGCCAATCCTCCGTTTATAATAAAGCCGTCCGCATAACCCCTTATGGTTTCAACCATTTGAGACATATTAGTGCCGCTTACTTGAACGCCTGCATAAACCGTTGTTGGACTAAAGGTAAACGAACAAAAAGCGTATAGAGGATCATCTTTAGAAACATCAATCATATTACCAAGAACTGTCGTTGCAAAAATCTTCCAATCATCTATATACGTTTGATCATTGCCATAAAAGGGTTGCAAATTTGGAGCAACAAAATCGCAACAATCATTAAATGGGGACGATACAAACAGCCCTCCCTCGTATCTTTGAGAAAGTCTAGTTATCCAATTAAGCCATTTTTGATAAGCTTTTACATTTACTGAATCTTCTGAATCCTTATTATAACTCAAAATAACATTATACAGGTCAGGATATCCTCCTGGGATATCATACCAACCAATTTTCAAATCCGGTCTACCACCAGCGGTTGCTCTATCTTTTGATCTATTATATATTTCAACGAGACAATCAAGGGCTGAATCCTTGTCAGCCTCGCTCATTGCTTCATTCCAAATATAAAATCTCAAATTATCTTCATTCCAAGCGATAGCTTCCCAGCCCTGGCTTATCGCTAGGTCAACATAATAGTTTATCAGATCATCATTTATAGTTAATGTAGAATAGTCAGATATTGGGCTAGGGCAAACTTTCATAACGCCCATGCCATATACAAACCTAAACTGAGTAACAGTAGGTTCTCCTGTAAAATCCAGGCTTGCAAAAAACTTGAATGACATTTATACTTTTCCTATAACAAGTTCCTATACCATTATCGGTTCATAGGCTGTTAAATAAAAGAACACAGAGGTATCTCTGTGTTCAAATAGTATGGGGCGAAACCCTCTACAATACTAGATATTTTGAGAATTAACGACCTGACGAACCAAACCCTCCAGATCCCCTTGCTGATGCAGTTAACTCTTGCATTTCTGTAAACGAAGACTCAACCGTTTCTGTAATAACAAGTTGAGCTATCTTATCGCCTTTCTTATATTTCTTAACTGGTTTTGGCAATATCACATAGATTTCGCCTTCCTTGGTTTGAGCAAACCTAAGAGTTGGCTTAAATCTAACTAAAAGTTCTCCTCTATATCCATTATCTACAAGACCAATACTGTTAGCCAAAACAAGATCATACTTGCTTATACTGGACCTAGGCCAAATCTCTGTATGATATCCTTGGGGAGGGTCTATTGACAATCCTGTTCTATATTGTATAAAACCCTCCGAATCAACCACTCCATCATCAATAGCAACCAAATCAAATCCAGCATCGCCTTCTTTAGCCCTACTAGGCACAACGGCTGATGGATCTAGTTTCTTAAGCCATATTGCTTCATCAATGTTTCCCATGCTATTTCTCCTTTAACCACACTTTGAATTACCACAATCTCTACAAGACAAACATCCTTCTATTCTTACAACATTTGAACTTCCGCAGCTTTGACAAGTTGCGCCAGAGACCTTTGTTCCATCGGCGATATACTTCTTCAAAACTCTTGCTAGTCCCTTACCAAAATTAGTCATATCTCCAGGAGACTTTTCAAGCTGATCTACAACAAACGAAATATCAGAACCATGTCTAAGAGACAAGCTAATCATTCTTGTTATAACAGCTTGTTCGTCCGTTAATAGCTCGCAAAGATTTTCAATAGTAGAACCATCCTCTGCCTTGAGTTCATAATGACCTCTCTTGTTCTTGGTTATAGTTCCTTTCTTTTCGTGAGTGATACACCCATTCTTGCCTGCAAAAACTTCGTAAGGAACACCCTCTAATAAACCAACAATAACAAAGAAATCTTGTCCTCTAGATTTTGTATGATGAATATCGCACTGAAGAGTTGACGGCCTCTTTGGGGCTGTTGTCTTTGTTATATTCTCTTTCTTACCTTCATTTGCAGATACAAGAACACCCGTTCTGCATCCGTCTCTATAAACCGTGAAGCCCTTACATCCAGACTCCCACGCCTTCATATAAACTTCAGCAACAAGTTCTTTCGAAGCGTTATTAGGCAGATTACAAGTCTTACTTATAGCATGGTCAATCCATTTCTGCGCAACAGATTGAATATCCACACTAGCAGACCAGTCTACATCATTAGAGGTTGCCTTATAGTATGGGGATTTTTTGAAGAACGGAAGATCATCTTGAGAGTTAGCTTTCTTATCAATATCTTCTTCTGTGTATCCATTCTTACTCATCCATTCCTTAAACTCATGATGGAATACAAAAAATTCTTGCCACTTATCTCCTTTTGGATCAACAAAATCAACTCTTGCGCTCTCTCCGTCGCCAGGATTAATCTTCTTCCTTCTCTTATAAAATAGCATATATGCCGGCTCGATACCAGAAGTAGTCTGAGTAAGAGTTGAAACAGAACCAGTAGGAGCTGTTGTTGTATTAGCAATATTACGACGCCCGTGTTTCTTGTACAATTCGTATACATCTGGAGCTTCTTCCCAAATGCGAGACAAGAAAGGATGTCCCTTTTCTAGTTCTGCATCAAATATCGGGAAGGCTCCTCTTTCTTTGGCAAGAATACAAGACGACCTATAAGAACCGACAGCAAGCGACTTGTAAATCTTTTCCGTAATAGTCACAGACTCTTTAGACCCATAACGAATTCCAAGAGCGGCCAAAGCGTCTCCAAGAGCGGTAATACCAAGACCAGTTCTACGACCATTTATGCAGGCCGATCTAATTCTTGTCCAAAGATTCTTTTCCACATGCTTCGCGTCAGCAGATTCTGGATCAGAAGCAATCTTTGCAAGAATTTTATCAACTTGTTCAACCTCAATATCAATCATGTCATCCATGAGTCTTTGAGCAACTTGAACAACTTCTTCAAACTCTTTATAATCAAATCTGGCGCTATCCGTAAACTTATGCTTTACAAAGCTAAGAAGATTAACGCACATTAAACGACATGAATCGTAAGCGCTTAGAACAATCTCTCCGCAATTATGAACCGTTATTCCGTTGGCATCAAAACGATGAACAGAAGGAATATGGCAATCATAAACATCTTTTTCTTTACCTTCGTTTATAGAAAAAACTTCTGCAACATATTTTTCAGCATAAAGACCTCTACTCATATAAGAAGAAACAAGTTTCTTAAGCTTATCGTTTTTATCTGGATCTGCAAAGCCAATTCTATCATGGAATATTTTGATATTGTTCTTTGTTATAACAAGTTCATGGGTGGACTGGCAGTAATACTCCTTTGTTCCACCTTTACCATCTGGCATCAATCTATTACCAGCCTCCTTCCTGTTAGAATATATCTTAGAAATAATCCCCATTCTAGAAAGCATTCTTTGAGCAGCATAAAGATTGTTTAGATTAGAAGAGCATAGTCTTATGTCATTTCTCTGTCCCTTCTTATTGAAATTAATAGTTCCATCAGTATCAAACCATCCCATCAAAATACCTTTGTATAGCTGATAGCTTCCTTTTTCTATTTCATCACTAATATTCTTGCTGCCATCCAAGCCAAATTCTTCCGCCAACTCTTTAAGAGCTTTGCAATTGAAGCCTGTTCTATCATGTTTTTCTATACTAGAAGAATCATAAGAACCTGATCCTAAATCAGAACGGCACTTCAACACCTTATTTGCCAAGTCGGTTGCATACTTCATCATAACCATTTTTGAACCGCCCCACCAAGAAAGGTATGCAGTATCTCCGCAAATACACCCATCTCCAACAAGAGAACCTAACAAATAACCTTCTTCAAATAAACCATTTCCACTCCACTCTGTTATTTGAGAATGATTATCAAGGTTTAGTAAATCTCCAAGCTTAATACCTTTTGCTTCTTTCCACTCGGTTCTCTTTTTCCTGTCTTCAAAACTAGCAACCAAAATCTTATGATTTGGAGTACATTCTATTTCAAATCCTTCTTTTGTCTTAATTACAAGAGTTTTCTTTTTACCTGTATTCCAAAAACCCCTTATATCAGAAGGATATCTAACCCCATCAACAACAGCGTCAAAAGGAACACCAATAAGATCAGAAACTCTTCTTGAACCCTCGCTTGTCATAACCCAAGTATCGCCAGTAACGCACGGATTAGTTGAAAGAGATTCGTAGCCAAAGTCTTTATAGATATCAGCAGGAGTATATTTCTGCGCTGTATCCCAGAACAAAAGACCTGGCTCTGCGGATAGCCATGCCGCATCAATGATTTCTTTCCAAAGCTCTACAGCGTCAACTCTTTCGCTAATCTTTGGACTCTTGGAGTTTACAGGCCAACGAAGTTCAACATCTGTCTTGTTCTTAACTGCATTCATAAACTCATCAGTTAAACGAATAGAGATGTTTGCGCCAGTAACCTTAGCCAAATCTTTCTTTATATTAATGAACGTCCTTATTTCTGGATGATGACACGAAATAGTCAACATCAAAGCGCCACGGCGACCATTCTGAGCAACCTCTCTACAAGTATTAGAGAACCTTTCCATGAAAACGCCAATACCATCAGTTGTTCTTGCGGCGTTTTTTGTTTCCAATCCTCTTGGGCGAATGAGGCTTATATCAAAACCAACGCCTCCTCGTCTCTTCATAATTTGGGCTTGTTCTTGGTCTGTTTTGAGGATTCCGCCATAACTATCTTCTGGAGACGGAATAACAAAGCAATTAGAACAAGACTGTATTTGGAAAGGATTACCAATAGCGCTCATTGGAGAGCCTTGCGGCACTATATATCTAAAGTTTTTGAAATACTCATATATCTCTTCTTCAGAAAGAGGATTAGAATATTTACTTTCTATTCTTGCAAACTCTCTTGCAAGTCTCCTGTGCATTTGATCAGGATCTGATTCTAGAATATTTCCCTTATTATCTCTTAGCGCATACTTGCTAACAAAAACGCTTGCCGCAAAACTATCGTTATTGAAATATTCTAATGATCTCTCTATCGCTTCTTGATGTGTATATACTTTATTTTCAACGCCGCACTTAACATTTTCTTTCTTCTCCATTATCATCATTTACTTTCTCCCAAAAATAAAACCCGCGTTAGAAGGTGATTACCAACTTAGCACTCTCGCTTCCTTCTTTGAAATCTTTTTATCTTGTTGACGATTTTTTTGTTACATTAAGTCATCAAAAATATCATCCAAATTTTGAGCATGTCTAGCACCAAATCCAAAATTCGTTTTACTTTGCATTTCCATATAAGAAGAATAATCTTTGTCTTTTACTTCATTAACTGCTTCTTCAAAATGCGATTTTTTCAGAAGGAGTTTTTCTCCAACCAGCGAAGAGTCTTTGACCGCAATGATTGCAGCCGTATTGCAAAGATCGTTTATATGAGCGCCAGTAAGACCTTCTGTTGCAGCAGCTATTTTGTCAAAAGCAACGCTATCATCAATAACAAAATTCTTTGTAAACCTCTTAAGCATCTGCTCTCTGCACTCTGGATTCGGAAGATCAATATTGATTAGTCTATCAAATCTTCCGGGTCTATTCTTAATAGCATTCTCAAGTTCGCCAAGAGCGTTTGTTGTTCCTAGAGTTATGATATCGCCAAAGGATTCAAGACCATCAAGCTTATTCATAAGCTCCATAACAAAGGCTGCATTACCCTTTGATCTGTCTTGAGCAATCCAGTCAATATCTTCAATAATCAAAAGGCACGGAGCAAGGTCTTGCGCCATTTCGCATACATTTCTAATTCCATTTGGCGAAGTAAAATCAGAAGGCATAGTATACAAAACGCTATACATTGCCTCTTTTGCTAAGCACTTGCACACTTTTGTTTTGCCGGTTCCCGGAGGACCATAAAGAATTACGCCTCTCTTAACAGAAAGGCCGTGCTTCTTAAACTGTTCTCTCAATCTAAACATTTCATCAATGTTTGATTTAATCACTTCCTTCACTTTTTCAGGAAGTACAATATCTTCCCACTCAACATTGTCAAGCTTTAAGAAATTACCTCTACAATCAATCCTTTGATTCTTATAGATGTTTCTCTCAGAGGCAAGTTTCTTTATGTCTTCATATATATTTGAGTTTTCCTCTGATGCATGGAAATAGTAACAATGCTCTCCTCTTGGCGCTCTTGTTATCTCAACGCAAATCTTATCTTCTCCTTTTGCATAGAAGATAACAGAATCTCTATATATCTTCTTGAAGACACCGGGAGAGATTTCTATATTCGTCTTCTGAGCAGGAACTTGAGTCATGTATCCAAAAGCAATTTCTTTCTTTATAGTCCAACCATTTGTTTTGAAATAATCTTCCCATACAAACTGAACTTTTCTGTGTTCGTATTCCGAAAGAGGTTCCGTAATAACAGTTGTTCTATTATAAGAGCCAAAGAAGTCAGCTATTGTTGCTTCCTTTATGGACTCGGATTCTGCGCTCATCATTGCAAATGAAAACTCTTGCAATGTCGCATCTATGAATTTGATTTTAGATAAATCCGTCTTCATGTTATATGTTGCTCTTTTCTGTTTTTGCCTTATCTGTGTAGTAACTAAAAATTGGCTCTAACAGTCCCTTAATCATCTTAGATGAATCTGATTCGTCCTGTCTTTTAGAAAAGTCTATAACTGAACAAATCTTATCGTCCAAAGGTATCTTTGCAGCGCCAGCTCCACGGCGACCTCCGCCATATTTCTTACCAAAAATCTTCTGTATAAACTGAGAAACATTAATAGCAAGAACTTCTGTCCTGAAAGATGCTATCAAAAACTTTGGCTTATCAAAGCCTTCATCAACAATTCCTAATACCAAGGCACTATCTATCGACTCAATCTGTAACATTTCTTCACAAATCTTTGCAACTAATGCTCTTTGTTGCGGATTAATGAGTCCTACATTAGATATTGTAAGGTTATTACCGTATATATTAAAACTTCCATAAGCTCTCTTTCTCAACTCTAATAAAGCCAATGGTTTAGGATAATCATATATCTTCCTTAGAAGCTCAATATCCATAACAGAACGCAAAAATTCTATTGCATCTATATCGTTTTGTACGGTTCCTTCAGATTTCAAATCAGCAGTATCTGTGGATATTCCAAGATATAATGCAGTTGCAAGTCCTTTGCTTATAGTCAAACCAAGACTACTTAGCATTTCAACAAGAATAGTTGAACAAGCACCATACGATCTATTCACATAGAAAGGACAATCTAAATGAGGATTTACTGTATGATGATCAATAACCGCATCTGGTTTTCTATCTTTACCTATAAACTGAGATAATCCAATATTGTTCTCTTTACCAAAAGAGCAACTTGTATCTACAACTATAATAACACTCTTATCTATAGTATCTTTGATTTGCTGTATTGACTCTTCCTCGTTCTCTTCATCGCTTTCGAGCTTTGTTGCTGATATGTTCAAAACATTCATCATAACGCTATTTTGCGTATATGGAATTTCTCCGCCATAATAAATATTCGCTATTTTACCTTTACTTTGAGCAAGAATTTGAACAGCAAGAGCAGAAGCTAAACAGTCGGGGTCTGGCTGATCGTGACATATGATTGCGAAAGACTCTCCCTTATCAAAAATCTTTGCCCAAGCTTCAACAATAGATAATTCAAGTTTTATTGATTCGATTGTTTGTTCTGCCATCTTACATCAACCTATTTAGCCATTCTATTCTTGGTCTTTTAGGGGTGTTACACTCAAACACCGCTTGTTCGAGCGAGACCTTCGGCCAATAAGGTGTATCGCTACAATTTACTATTTTTCTAGGGCATTCACTGCGAATCCATCTCATTGTGTAATCAAAGTTTGCGAGAGTATTTGCTGTATGATTAGGATTCACTCCATAGAAGTTTGTTTTATCCCCACGATACCTTCCATCGCATCCGAGTAAAACTATTGAAGAAAAACCCATAGAAACAATCATCTGAACAGCAAGAGCAACAGTACATCCGCCTCCGCAAAGCTTAGATGGATCGTTTGTGAATGTAAAACCGCCTTTTCCAAGAACGAAATGTGTAAAAATATCATCAGAATCAATACCGCTTCTTGTAACTTTTGCGCAAGGAAGAATTCTTAATTCGTCAAGACAGTCTTTGTACAAGGACTCATCTTGCCACAAAAGTATTACCGGAGTTATGGCCTTATAACCCCTATTAATTGCAATTGTAAATCTATCCTTTATGATGTCTAAATCGTTATCTATAAGAGAAGGTCCGTTTCCGATAAGAAACGCCGTTTCTCCAACAAAACGATTCTTCCACTGTTTTATAGGAAACTTGGAACGAGACCTAAAGATCATAATAATTCATCGTCTAAAGCGATTAAACCAATAAAAAACCCACCCTTTGAAGGGTGGGCTTGCTTTGGCTGCAATAACCACTAATTACGTTCCAAATGGGTTTCCATCTATTTCAATGAACTTAGCCCATGAACTCGGAACGTTTAGATTCGCAAGACGAGCAAACCTTGAATAGACAGGACTCCACTTTGGTCTTTCTGGCTTCTTCAGCAACTTAAGACCTGCCTCTTCAGGAGTTCTGTCTGCCTTCTTTGCGTTTACATCTAAGCAGCACATTACAAGGTTATCCCATGTACTCTTTCCTCCCTTTGAACGAGGAATAACGTGGTCAATAGTTCCTGTTTCCATAGTAATCTTCTTGCCAGTGTACTGGCAGGTAAAATTATCACGGATCAACAAGTTCTTCCTTGTCAACTTTACCTCTCTCTGAGGAAGTCTCTCGTAATCGCTTAAAACAATAACTTCAGGAAGTCTTACCTTGCTGTGGCTAGTCTTAATAGCCCGCTGTCCTTCAACAACAGGAAGCTCCATCCACTCTTCGAAAGTGTAAAGCTCATATGTCTCCGGATCCAGGATCTTTGCAAGACCAAGCATTGTCTTTGCAATTGCCTTCTTCACAGGAGTAATAGTAATAGGAGTCCAGCCCTTATTGAGGACCAGAGCTGGTAAAAAAATTGTTGATTGAGTTGCCATTATTTTACATCTCTATAGGAACGCTAAGGTTCTTTTTGAATTCTTCTATAAAATCCTCATTCATGTCAACAACATGAATACTAATCCTGCCATTGTACTCTTGAGAAACAAGGGCCATTTCTCTCGCTACTTCTTCTTTCGACAAGCCTCCAATACCGCATCCAAGACCACCAAAGGCTACAGACTTCTCCCCGTTGCTGATGGCTGTCTCCAAAACGTTCCTCAGCAAAGGCCCTATCGTGCCTATCGTAGTTCTACCGCCGGGGTACTTCATCGTAACCGCATGATAGATTTTCTTCACTCCCAACCTTTTCATTAATCCAGAGTCTGAAATGTATACGTCACCAACATCAAAAGGTCCACTGTTATCAACAACTTCTTTCACAATTTTCCTAATGTTTACGCCGTTGGGACTATCACTAAGGCCCGCAGAGCGAGCAATTGCGCCAGCAACTCCTGCTCCCATAACACCAATTCCATTTGCGGCATTTACTATTACGTCCACATCCCTAACAGAAGTGATATCCCCAACAAAAACCCTCATACAGCCTCCTTTTACGAGTGAAGTATAGCCACCAAATCCTTCATGTAGTTGGGATTGAGTTTCACTTTTTTCTGCAACCTTTCGAGAATCTTCGCATGCATCTGGCTGATTCTTGACTCGCTATAGCCAACATTGTCAGCTATCTCTTTCATGGTCATATTGTTGTAGTAGTGCATGTGAATGATTTTTCTTTCCAGAGGAATGAAGTTTCTTCCCATGAGCTTTTTGAACATCTCATCTTTCAAGACAGAATCAACCGGCTGGTCTTCTTCTGTTGCAAAGCTTTCCAGTTGTATTTCTTCATTAACTGTATCAGTATCAGCAGAGCGACCAGCATACATGCTGTAACATGCTACCGGATTAGACTTCGCCTCTATCTCGATAAACTTCTCGATAGACAGCCCCATATGAGCAGCCATTTCTTCGTTTGTAGGAACTCTTCCAAGTTCCGATTCAAGGGTATTCTTTGCCTTTTGTATACTAGAATACCTTTGCCTGACAAGACGAGGAACCCAATCTACCTGCCTAATATTGTCAATAATAGCGCCTTTAATGCGATGAACCGCATAGGTTTCAAACTTATTCTTTCTTTCTGGATCAAAGCGATTAATAGAGTGGAAGAGTCCGTCCGTTCCCCAAGAAACCAGATCGTTGTAATCCACTTCCTTATACTTCTTCTGCATCTTGTCTGCCACTTTTATTACAAGAGGATAGTAGATTTCCATAAGTGGATTTCTGACAGCCTGATACTCCTTGTTCTTTTCACGCTCTTCCTCTGGGACGGAATTCCTTACCTTTATAAGGTTGTTCCATTTATCGTTTATGAATTCTTCACTTATCATGCAACCTTCCTTTCAGATGCAATTAAGTATACAGCGCCAGTTAGCACCATATACAAACAGAATTTGTTATTGTGTTTTCTTACCCAAGAATGGTCTTTGCTGGATTACTAGAGACAACGGGTGTAAGATATGGATCTTGAGATATTGGTGTCACGGGTAATAAGTCCCCTTCTGTTGGTCTCCAGAACTTTGGCAATTCTGGTGCTAAACCAAACCCTCTAACTCCTTTTTCCTTTTCTCTTACATTTCTAACGAGCTTCATTGTGCTACTAGACTGAATCTGGTGAGCAACTCCCGGCTCAACTGCATTACCAAATATTCTCTCTCTAACAGTGGTTGGGAGATAGGTTTTGGCAACCTCGCCAGTATGAACAAGCTCTTTGACCGCTTTTTCTCTATCCTTCATTTGGGTGAAGACGTAAATAACCGCTGCGACGAAACCCACCCCTAATAGGGCAAGAGCGACCCAGGCGATTTGTTGTAAATATAGAGTTACGGCAACAGCAATACCAAGAGTTGCAACACAACCGGCTGCAACCATAAACGCTGCTGGGGTCTTAAAGAAGAAACCTATAACGAGGCTTGCTCCTATGCCAATAACACTAACCACAACAATCCACGACATCATAGTTTTTAGCATCTTTGAATTTGATGACTTTAGTTCTTTTATTTCGTTTTGAAGTTTTACTCTATCAATCTCTGATGTTTTTGCGTACTCGGTGTATTTCTCTATAGACTCTTGCTGTTTTGCTAATCTTTGCTCTGTATCTTTTAGTTTTTGCTCTACAGCCGAAAGAGTGGCAGAATCCTGCCTCAACCCTCTCGTCTCTTCTTTAATTCCTGAAATATCTGGCTTTACAGCCTCTTTAGCCTCTGGTGGAGTCTTAGATTCAATTGCCTCTGTATGAATATCAATCTTGTCGGCTCGTTCGCCAACATCCCTAGAGATTCCACCAACCTCGGTAGCGACTTTACCAACGTCTTGTTTTTCTGTGTCTATATTTGGAGCTGTCGGAGGAGTCTCTGTTATAACCTTACCTCCGCCTCCAGAACACGAAGTAAGTACAAAAGCCCACCCAAGTGTTCCTAAAACAAAAAGTATAACAAGAGCAAATGGGGTTATCTTCATTAGGCTACTATTCATGTTCTTTCTCCACAAATGTTTGACTTAAAACAGCAAAAGCTTCTTCTTTAGTAAAATCTCTGTAAGAATAAACAACGTAGAACTTACTATTTAGATTCAGTATTCTGGCGTAGAATCCTACCTCGCAGAGCCTATTTTTAGTTAGGGCTGCTACTTCTTCTGTCCAGTCACAACCTTGACCCGCTATTTTAAGTGGTTTTGTCATTGTCAGTTAAAGTTGGCTTATCCAATATGTTCATAAACTCAATTACGGTCCAAGTCAAACCAAGGGTTATCACCCCTGTAAAAGGCCATAAGAACAAACCAGTTATCCAAAACTTTAACGCAATCTCGCCAACCAAGCACGCCCAGAAAGAAGCGCAAACAGTACACTCAAGTACGCCGGGCAATTTAGAATGAATCTTTCCCAAAACAAACCTAAGAGGTTTGGTTATAAGACTAATGGGCCAATCATCTCCTTTTTCTACTAGCAATATGGCTAGAGAATATCCAAACAAAAGAGATAGTATAAGATGTATTATCATCCTTACTCTATATCGGAGCATACAAGAAAAAACTACACTATCCTTCAATAGCGTAGTTTAATTCTTATCTATCCACCAATTTTCTACTTCTGGGAAATCGAATATATAGTTATAACTTTGTATGTATTTAACTATTTCTTCAAAGCCAATAAACTCTCTAAGTTTCTTTGCGGTCTTTATTGTAAAAATGAAATCTGAATCTATTAGGATGAAGCTGTGCTTTATATGTCTATCTAACAATAGATAACTTATTTTGTATCCTTGTGGTGAAATATCACCGTAGAAAGATGACTCATAAAGAATCATACTTTCTTTTTACCAAATCTTGCCTTGTTGGACCTTTCTAAAGCTGATTGTATTATTTGCCACTTTCCGTTATCTTGAGTTTGACTCAAAACAGGATAAGCTTTCATTGTAAAATGCATAGCCAAAACTGTTACATAGAGCCACTTATTTGCAATATCAGATATTGCATACTTTTCAAAGAAGCCCCAGTCAGCAAGTTCTTTATAAATCTGCAACGTTTCCCCATTGATTGATTTATCAGGCCTTGTGCATGCTTCTTTGATCTCGTCATAAATGGTTACTGCTCTCTCTACCGCCTCAATCTTGAAATTCATTGGCTTATTCATCAGATTTCCTCCATCCTACCCTCTTATCGTCAAAACTAACGTACAGCAAAGGAAGCTATCAAAAAATAGACGAAATATAAACGTATGACAAATAGATGGTATACAAACTTAGTTGAACAAGATTTGCGCAAAGAAGCTATTAATTGGAAAGATGTTGGAAAAGGACTAGGTATCGGAGGGATGCTAGGAGCCTTGCCTGCTACCATTGGACTTCTAACCGGCCCTCATAACATGCCTCAAACATCTCAGCCAGAACAAACAAAGCAAGTTGAAACGGTTGCTCCTGAACAAAAGCCTCAAGAACAACCCAAACAACAAGTAAAGCCTCAACCAAGACAAAACGTAGCAGTATCTATAAAAGAAGTACAAGACTTTACAGCTCCGTGGGAAGGGTATAGAGAAAAAGCCTACAAAGATAGCGAAGGCTTTTGGACCATAGGTATCGGTTTTAATATGGACCAACCCGGAGCAGAAAAAGAACTAAAGGCAATCGGCGCAGATAAGGCAAAACTTATCAGCGGCCAACAATCTCTTTCAAAAGAACAAATATCAAAACTATTTGAAAAATACGCAAAAATAGCAATTGCTGATGCGCATAAATGGATACCAAACTTAGATTCACAACCAAAGCAAGTTCAACTCATATGCATTGATATGTCATTCAATATGGGAGGAAGCATAGCCTCCAAATTCCCAGATACCGGGAAACTCATTACAAGTAAACAATATGCAAAAGCCGCGTCTCTTATGGAAAAGAGTAAATGGTACGGACAGGTTGGAAATCGCTCAAGAAACCATGTTCAAGTCATGAAAGAACTTGGCAATCAGGCGACTAAAGCTCCCTAGAGATTTCTGAAAAAATGCGATGAGCAATCTTGGCGGTAGCAATTGCATCAACCTTAGCTCTATGAAGACCCTCTGTGCTTCCTAGACCCTCTCTTATAATAACATCTTTCAGATTTCTTTTTTCGCCAGAAGAAAGATTTCTTACTTCAGAATAGATATCCTTTAGGTCTCGATGCTCTCCAAACGGAAACTCTATTCCGCTTCTTTCGCAATCAAAAAGAACGCAACGCAAATCCCAACTGCCCCATGTATACCAAATACAGTTTGTTGATTCACAACCGTATTCGCTTCTAAACCACTCTCTAAAATCAAAAATAACAGACTCAAATAAAGCCGCTTTATCAATTGATTCTTGCGTTATAGAAGTAAGTCTTCTGCAAAATGGAGATAGTTTGGTTCTTATTTTTGGCTTAACGAGATTGTTCCACGAAGAGATAACTTCATAAGAAGAGTCGCAAACGACTATTCCCATGTCTATTATCTCGTTAATATCAGGAGTATTAGGGGCCTCCCAACAGGTAGCCTCTAAATCAATAATCAAATACATTACTTAAGCAACTTGTTAAGATTTTCCATGAATTCATTTCTGCGTCTTGTACTCCAACCTTTTCTATTAAACTGTTCAACCAGTTTGCCTTCAAGATTGTCAGTATCAATAATACTCTTCATGATATCGCATTCGTCACCAGCTATACTTATAGCTTGTCGTCTAAATGTCTCAAAAGCCTCGGTAGCAATAGGAGCAAGCTCCTTGCATATATTATACATCGCCTCGGCATAAACCCGAATCTCATACTGAGCATGAGGGTCATATCTAAGCGATATAAAATGGAAAAGATTGTGCAAATCAATCTTCCAATACCATTCAGTATAATACGCTACAGGCAAGAACATTCTTGCAGTCTCTCTTGAGACGCCTTGAGATAAAAACTCTTGGTAATCTCCATACGCTTCAGAAGCAATAGTTTGCAACCTACCAATAAAGGCATCCTTCGTTTCCTGAGACAAACTTCCATCAGAGGCTTGTTTGTTCATTTTGCTCTGTCCCATTATTCTTTCTGGATCTGGTACATAGCAAAGGTCGGGAACCTCAGAATAACGAGCCGAATACTCGTTAACGTTAGCGGTTCGATGTCTTATCCATTGACGAGCAACAAATATTGGCATCCTGGCATGAAACTTAAACTCAACCATCTCAAATGGAGTGGTGTGTCTGTGCTTCATAAGATAAGAAACAAGCCCCTTATCTTCGTTTACAGCCTTTGTTCCTCTTCCATAACTTACTCTTGCAGCTTGCACAATTGCGGCATCTGCTGGAATAGAGTATGGGTCCGTAGGACTTGGCATAGAATCTACTAAACGTATAAACCCTGCGTCAAGAACTTTGTACACCTGAAATGCGGGATGCGGCTTTTCTTGGTCTGGATACTTTACTTTTTCAACTTCTGTCATACATACCTCTTGTAAAAGGACTTTAGATGAAGATATCGACACGAACCCCTAAATCAATCGAGGTTTCACTACCGTCCAATTCTGTGACTTTCTCCGTTATCAAATCGAAACACTCCGAAAATAGAGGAAAAAAGAAGTAGTAAATAGAAGTGCATAATGTGAACTATATTTCTTTTAGCGAAGGTTTTTATGAAATGGTATGAAAGAGCAATTCCGAAGATAGGCGATATACAACCTTATTTGAAAGAGGCTGCTAAAAACATAGCTTCTCTTAATAGGGTAAAGAACGTATACGCATGGGGAATTGTTGCTGAAAAATACGACGATAAAAACTTCCGCATCAAAGATGTTGACATTCTTATTGAATGCAATTTTGATTCAGGAGACCTTCTTGCTATAGACAATAGCATGCAAGGAGCGCTAAAAATAGCAAGAAATGAACTTGAAGACTTAGGCTTTAGTCCAGAAGCGGTTGACTTTACAAAAACAATCTTGAAGCACAAAATTCCGTCAATAGATTTTTGGGCTGTATCAAGAGATAAAAAACTACTTCACTGGGGACCAATGACCGAAACAGTTGAAGAATGGAAACAAGTAAGAAAAGAAGCAGAAAGTAAGGCAGAGACTATTACTGGAATAAAGAAAAAAGAAATAGTCAAAGCATCTGAATCTGATAGAAAGAAGTGGCACGAAGCTTACGAAAACCATATTCAAGAATACTCAAACGGATGTCCTCAAGGCTGGTATTCTTCTCAAAACAATGTTGATAAGATATTTGATAAAACCATAAAACTCTAATGAGTAAGTTTGTTATCAAAAATCCAATATGTTCTATTTGCGGAAGCAAAGACGTTTTATTGCTCAATAGACATTTCTTTTACTCTGTAAAATGCGAAGAATGCGACCATTCTTATATTCTTATGGAAGAGAAGAAGCACTCTTCCTTCATAAAGAAAAAAGACCCAAATCGACTTGAAAACTCTTTTTGTCCATATTGGACGCTTACAAAAAACTATAAACAAATGAAAAGATTTGAAGTTCTCCTAAAAGATAATGAAAGCGTCATGTGTCAGGATTTCTCGCCAAAAAGTCTACAAAAGTTCATGGAGAATACTGGGCTATCTTTTACCATAAGCGTTTTAGAAGGAGTCGCTGTCGTCACCATCAGAGATTAACCTATCCATTTCGCTTTTTAGAACATATCTTTCTTTCCAGTCAATCTCTAGGTATTCAGGAACTTCATCATAAATATACGATAAAACAGTATCATTTAGATATTCAGCGATAGTTTCATTAGTCATATACATAGACGGCTCTTTGATAGGAACTCGATTCCTTCTTTCGCCAAAATACCCATTTATAACAGATTCTACAAGATAACTCTTCTTTGGTCCAACAAGTTCATTCGCATCTAGTTCTAAAAAATGGTCTCTTAGGGCGATAAGACTTTGAATGAATCTTTTTTGATATTCTTCTTTGCTTTTAGCCATATTTATCTCCTATATTGATTATCGAACAAAGGTCAAACGCCTCTATAAAATGAAAGGAATTGAGTCGATATAACAACGGAGGTTAACATGATAAAGGCACTCCTCACTGCGACTGTTCAGCTTGTCAGAAAGGCATTGCGATTGAATGAGAACGGGGACGAGAGCGAATCTCTTCCAACAAATAGTATTACTCAATATGTCGATGAAACAGAGACAGAAGCCCTTCCAGTCCCTAAAAAGGACAAGGTTCTGTTTCAAGCAAATACCGTAAATGCAAGCGGACCTATAGAATGTCCAAATCAATGCTCTACTAAAGTAAATCAAAAGCCAGCAGAAAACAACGTCAAAACTGGAACGTTCAAAATAACTCTAGAGTATAACGAAGCGGCTCTTGACCACATTGAACGTTTATGCAGGTTTTTTGAGATATCTCAAACAGATGCTCTTGCAAGAGGAGTATGGCTCCTTTCTATAGCAAGAGATGTTGAGCTAAACAATAAGAAACTTGGAGTTATAACAACGGATAACAATGGCCTTGTTACCGATGTCACTCCAATCAATATTGTTTAAGGCTTGTCCACCAAAAGTATACCGTCAAGATGGTCAATTTCATGCTGGGCGCAACGAGCTTCTAAGTCTCTTAGATGCTCTTTTACCTTTTTGCCCTCATAATCTATATACTCTATAAGTACATATCTATTTCTTTTGACCATTTTTCTAACTCCGGGACAAGAAAGGCATCCCTCTTCCTCTTCAAAAGGAACGCAGCCATAAGTTATGACTGGGTTTATGAAGGTTTTAGGCCTTTTCATCTTTGGAGTCTTCATAACAAACATGCGAATGTCAAGGTTTGCTTGATTAGCAGCAAGTCCTACCCCTTCATTCACAAGCATGATATTAAGCATCTTGTCTGCTGCTCGGCGCAAATCTTCTGAATACTCAGTTTCTTTACACTTTTGCCTTAGTATTTCAGCAGGTATCTGTACAAGCTGTATTTTTGATATATCCATATGAACACTTCGTCTTTTTTGTCGATAAATCTAATGGTTAGTCACAGATAGGCTGTGGCTTGTTAGTAAAAGGAGTTGGCTTATGTTAACCGTTAGGTGTCCTGTTCATTTTCCGCAGTTAGTGTTTGAAAAAGAGATTTGTTTTCCAACAAACTCATCAAAAGTTCCATTGTATAGGCTTGACTGGTCAAAGTTTGACGCTCACAGTAAGCAAACCTTAGAAAAATGGAACAATTTATACAAACCAGATGTTCAAGTTCCGTTCTTCTCTATCGTGCCAGAGAAGATTGAAGGTCTCTTGAATGATAGGACGTTTTTGCTTGAAGGTAAGTATCTAAGTGAAATCAACAGGTGTTTCAGACAAGCGTTTGAGGAGTGGCAAATCAAAAAGCCATTTGACTCTGTAATCGTTGGTACAACGATGGAGATACAAAAAGCATATGTCTTTGTTGGGTTCAAGTTGCTTTGCGACTGTTTGTTCAATGAGAAGAGTTTCTACTTCGAAAAAAGTGTTTTGAAGAAAATCGCTCCTCATGCTATGGCTGCTAGGTTTTGGCAGCAGTATGTAGGAACTGGTTTAATAGAAGAGTTTGCCTATATAGACAAACTCGAAAATCTTCTTTCTACAAAAGATTTAGGAACGGATAGTATTGTTGTTGAGTCATTTATTAAAGACCTAAGAAGTAATATAAAAGGTCTTGAGTTGTGGAGAGAAGTTCCAATAGAAGCCAAATCAACAAAGCCTGCGAATATTAAAGAGAAACTGGAAAATATTAGAGTTGGATTCCTTATTAATGGTGATATATCAGATCGTTGTTGCGAAAAAGATACTGATGGAGATGGAGATTGTCCAATTCATAAGAAAATAAAGAATCAAAGATAAGTATTATCTCATTGTTTCATTAAAGAAACAGACCACTACGTTCTTTGTAGTGGTTTTTTGTTGGAAAAATTTCTATAAGAATTTCAGGTATTAGAAAATTTAATTGTAGCTTTTCGTAAGGCATCGGGTCAGGTCTGGGCAGGTAGGCTTGATTATTTACCTGAGCCTGATCGGCTCAGAGGTCCGAACCTCCTACGTCGGTTCGAACCTTTCCTGTATTATTAGGTTGGATATTAGATAGCCACAACTTTATCTATTGTGGAAGCGCTTATGTCAATTTAGCGCTGCGCTCGACCTTTCAGCCAAAAATGTAACTTTAAGTAAAATTGCACTCTTGGCTGACCCTCTTGTACGAGATGCTAAGTTGGTCTTTTATAGTCGGTGGGAAGACTTAGCTATATATCAGTCTACCGTCTCCTTTTCGTCTAACTGCAAGGTGAAAGGTGAAAGCCAAGCAGTCAACTAAGTTCTATTGAACTTCGGAGAAAACGCATCAGAATCTAGATTCCTTTGCGAATACTGCCCTTTATGGGGCTGTATGCCTAAGACGGAGGCTAAGGCGGGAGCCTATTCAAGAAAGAAGAAGGGTCTTGAATTCCCTTTGTTTATGTTCGTCTTGGGACACTCTAGATGCCCAATGACTGCTTAGTAGGTGTTGTCGGCAAAATGGTGGTATCAGGACCAGCTTTCACCAAAAGAAAAGACCCCGCCTTGGCAGGGTCTTGCAGTTAAAAGTCTTCGTCATCATCGTCATCTTCTAAATCATCATCATCGTCGTAATCGTCGTCATCATCATCGTCCATAAAATCGTCGTCATCATCGTCCCAGTCATCTAGATCGTCATCTTCATCATCTAGATCGTCATCTAATTCTTCATCGTCGTCTTTCTTCATAACCGACTGATGTATATCATTTAATATTCTCATTAGTTCAGTATCACTATTTTTCATCACTACTATCTCCTTTTCTGAAATTGCTTTTTTCAAGACTGTAAATCTCTTTGTTTATATTGTCAACAGCAATCTTATTTAGATGCTCAAAATGAGATGTTCTAAAGACTCTGTTTCCCTTCAACTTCAAAAAAGATTTCCAGAACTTGATTCTACCTTCAATCCACTCTTTATCACTCAAGAATCCAAATTCCTCCCTTACTGTTTCAGTAGACATAAAAAATGCTTCAACAGGGCAGGCGGAGATTCTTTGAAGGTCAATATCTACAATCAGATTAGCTTCATAATCGTTTTCTGGAGGATTGACTTTGTGTTTTGTCCATAAAACAAGATCGTAGATTCTTCCAGCCCTTTCACCAGAAAAGCCCATTTGTAGAAGTTCATTAAGGGCAAACTTTGCACTATCTTCTTCGTTCGTTCCGGTCGCTGGATTTAAGACATACACGCAATCATGGTAAAACCATGCAAGAAGGACATTATTGATTGCGTCTTCTGTGCATTCACACAAAACTTCTACATCAACAATATCCCTAACCCCCTGAGATATATGACTAAAGTTGTGGTAGTTTCTTGGAATCAAAGGGGAACAAGAAACTGGTTCTTGATACATAGCCATTAGTCTATTAAAACTAGATCTAGTTTCAACTAAATCAGACAGCTTTGCTCCTGCATTTATGGCTCTATCGTAGACATAAAACAGGTAGTCTTCCTGATCAAGACTGTTGATAAGATAGTCAGCGTTATTTTCAAGGATATTCATCCATGTTGCTCCAAAACGTCACACAACACTAGGTGTCGGCGTTTCACTAAAAATCTTCTTCGACATCGTTTTTCTTGAACAGGATAGGCTGTCCTTCAAAAGAAGCAATACTGATATCCAAAGAGCCGCCTTCTGTTTCAGTATATATGGCGGTAGTTTCAACATATTGCATTCCAGTAAGTTCCCTAAACGATTCAATCATTTTCTTGATAAGAATGTTGAATTCTTCTGATGAACTTACTCTATCTTTCTTTAGACCGAATATTTTACAGGTTTCTCCAATCTCCTTATTGAAGAAAGAAGATACCCCTTTCCCGGAAAGATGTTGAGCAAAAAAACTTGAAGATTTTGGCAAAAAAGCAAGAGCATGATCGCAGGATACTCTGATAATGGCCTTTCTCGATTCAAAATCAAGAACATCTTCCTTGTTGATTATACAGGTTGGAGTTTGATTTAGATCAGACAATTCATCAACAACGGCTCCCCATGAAAGAATAGGATCAGGAGGAATTGTGTCAGAAAGCAAAGTCTTGATATTCAAGTTATGAATCTTTTCGCTTTTGGGATTCAGGTTGGATCCAGCAATAGCAAAGAATCTTTTACCATTAGGGTCTATATATCTATATACAAAAACCTTTAGAACTGGTTTGGCAATTTTTCTTCTTTCAACAATTGCATTACCAAGCCTAACAACAAGACGAGCAATCTTCTGAGTCAACTCTTCTTTTGTTGCACAAGGAATAAATGGAACGAAGAAGCAACCAAATATACAATCTAGGTTTTGTTGAATGTTTATATTGTTCAAGTCGTATAATATGGCAAAATCTGTTGTATCAAAATAGATAGGGATCTTTATGTATCCATCTTCCATATCATTTACATCAATGAAGTTTCGCTCATAGCGAACATTGCCTTGAGTAATGAAGCTTGGAAGCAAATTATTAGAATATGTTACTTTTTTCATGCAATACCGCCATCTGTGAAAGAATTAACATTTGCTATTCCATAATCGTTCAAAACAACTTTATCTTGATTGTTTCTAACAGTTTTCCCGCAAAAAGCAAGAAGCATACAGAAAGACCTCAAAAGCATATGCTTTGCAGGAGCATCTATATCCTGAACATCAAAAACCATAAAAGAAATGTCGTTATTTAGAATAGATATAGAACTTTCCGTAAGTAATACATCAATAGAGTTTTTATATTGAATAGTCTCACAAAAACTTCTAATGAATTCTTCCTGAAGAACAATGTTTGTTTTAGCGGTTTTACCCGCTAATCTCAAGCAGGCAACAACTACTTCTGTCATTCTGTTTGAATCCAAAAAAGATGAAGCAGTGAAGAAAACAAAGGGTCTTTTGCCTCCCATTTTTGTGGTATGAATTTTCGTGACAAGATTTTTTCTAGAGCAGAGGATTTCAAACTCGTCATAGTTGCAAAAAAGGTCTTTGCACTCAAAACAGAGTTCGTTTATCTTACCAGAAAGCCGTTGTAGTGGTTTTTCTTGTTCGGAGATTTCTTTATTTTCCATAGCACATCTCAGTCAACAAGGGGTTGACCCTTGATGACCGGAATATCGTACAAACAGTCGTCTCCGAACCTTTCTCTCACATGATCAATCATTACGCCGCTATGAGTTGTCACAATAAACTGCTTTTGCGGGAACATTTCAAGAATCTTGTCAAGCATCTTTTTGTGACGTTTGAAATACACATGCATCTCAATATTATCAACAAGAACAATATCGCTCTTGTCAATAGTCTCAGGATCGCAAAGATTTCTCAAAAGAGTGGCAATTTTCTTCTCGCCAGCGCTCATAGACTTGTAGTGGACGTTGACATTGCCTTTTTCAATGATAAAGTCCTGATAAAAGGCCAAAGAATCGTTTTTAGCATCAGAAATTTGATTATACACCTCTTCTGTGGTCATAACTGCCCCTTGGGGCTTCTTTTTGATTTTATCAACGTTTTTAGCGTATGCTGACAAGGCCTCTTTGAGAAGGTCTTTTGAAGCGCTAACCCCCTCAGAAGAAACTGGTTTTTCAACCCTACAGTTATAACCATAAATAGCTCTTCCTAGCTCTATAAAGTCTTTCACCCTATCCGCTGGTATTTGAAACTTGCTATTATTTATTGGGTGGTCAGCATCAATATAAACGCAGTTTTCAGCTTTCCTATCGCTCAAGTCATTTCTTATAACATCATTATCTTTGATGTGAACAACAAACTCTTTACCATCCTCTTCAAATATTCCTATTATTTCCATTTGGTTTGTATATTTAGTGTATGCAATATATCCCGGATCATAATCCGGATGAAACTGCATCTTTCTAAGAAGAAGATTTTCATCATCATCTGTTCTTTTTGCGTACATTTTGGCCCTAGAAAGAACGGCAATAGCATTCAATCCGGTAGATTTTCCGCACCCATTAGGTCCATAAAAAACATTAATCTTCTTATATGAACCATCTTTGTTGGCAAAATTGAAAACGCTTTTGTTTTCAAATCCAGAATAGTTAGATAGTTCTAGCGACTTTATTTTGAGCATGAAAAAACCTCCAGTTGATATTGCTTTATCGACAACCGGAGGTTTATCTTCTAATAAGTGTAAGTTTATCTTCTACATATGCTCGTTATTCGCCGCCAAGCCGCAGATAAAAGAACCAAAATAAGCATTCCCATTACATGCTTTTGGTGTAAAAGGCTACATCTTTCGGACTCTTTAGCCACATCTTTTAGAGTTAGCATACCATCGCTCCTTGAGAGAATGATAGGCAAATGCGTTTCACACCGTGTAATTTGTGTAATGCATTGGTTCGTCAAGATTTTCATTGTAAAAATACCAGCCAATGAACTGATCCCCAAAGTAGTCGCAAACCACAATTACCGCATGTGTAAATGCAAAATTTATTTCAGGACAAGATGCTCCATTGTATGTATCTTCAAAGATATCTTTTTTGAAGACTCCATTGATAATAGAATCATAGTATATATCATGGTCTGTCCATCCAGAAGCTTTTGCTTCTTCCAGTTTTGAATTGCTTTTTCCTGTAGTTTCAAAAATGGTTTTGAATATTTTTGAGGCAGACCTGAGAAGAACACTGTGGCTTATTATTTTGTTTCTGGTTTTACATTCCAGATTAGCATATGTCATTCTGTAAATATCTTTAGTGTCTTCGCTTTGAAAAGTGAATAAGGCATCCGTCTCTATAATGTGAATTTTTACTTTGAGAGAACGAAACTGAGAAGGAGTTATCGCTCCTATTCTTTCAGGAAGCGGTGTTGGTAATTCCTGAAATACTTTTTTGTCCTTGGGATTTTCAAAATCTTTCTTTCCCATGTATTCTAGATCAATTTTACCAGAGAATTTCCTTCGGATGTTTTGGATAAATTTGCTTGCTTTTTCTTCAGACGGAAAACCATAATCGCAAATCATAACATCCCAGTCTGTAAAATTTCCCTTATATTTCTTTGCTTCCTGCTGAATCTGGTCAAAGGTAGGGCCAAGAGAAGACCCGTCGCCATGAAGAATGTCCTCTATGGAGTCTTCGCACTTATCGGTCAAAAACACTCTCACACAAAAGCGATACTCGTCCATTGTTTCCTCCAATATCTGATTAGGAATCGACAAGTTCGCTGTTTGAATTATTCTTTTTCACGATTACCCGTAAATGGAAGCCTTGTCATACCAAGAAGATGCTTGCTTATTTACATCCTCTTCGTCGTCATCATCTTCTTCATCAATTGCTCTTCTTCCTGCCTCATCTTCGAAGTCAAAGGCTATTTGGTCTGGATCTTCATTGCCGCCAAAAGCAATACCTTCTTGCTCAAAGAATTGTAAAGCATCTCGACCGAGTTGTAGGTTTATTTCCCTATCTTCTTGCCTTGCTTTAGCAATGTTCTCTTGAATCTTCGCGTCATTGAATCCGCTTAGAATATATTCTTCTGCTTCTGCATCGAGATTCTGAATAATGTTCGCAATCCTAATCTTGCTTCTTACGAACTTATAGAATATTTCATCTGGATTGAGTCTTCCGTTTTCTCCCTTTACAACCATGTAATGAGTATTTACTGGCATAAAGTTGTTAATTCTGAATGCTCTTCCTTCTGTCTGCTCGGCAGTATATGGAGACCAGTCAAAGTCATTCATTATAACATTGCTTGCGGAGTTCTCAAGACTGATTCCGGTTCCTCCCTTTTTAGCGGAAATAACCATAGCCCTAGCAATACCTTCTGGATCTTTGAACTTCTCAACAGCGTCCATAATTACAGCGCCGTTATCGTCTCCCATAATCCTTACAACTTGGAAGTCAGGATCTTTGGTTTTAACATACTGTAACAGCTCTGCGTATATCTGCTTACATACCCCTCTAAAGTTAGAGAAAACCAGAACCTTTTCATCTCTATCAAGTATTTCCTTAGCCTTCGCTATCGTGTGAGGAACCTTTAGCTCGGCAAGTTTCTTTCTTTGCCCAGTAAGTCCTGCAAGAGCATGTCCTGCATTTCCGGCATACCTTATCCTAAGCCTATCAAGTTCGTCTCTAAATGCTTCCATATCAAAATCTTCTTCTAAAATATAGTTCTCTCCGATTTTGTGTTCTGGAAGATTTGGATTGATAGATTTTTGAGATCTGCTCAAATAAGCGCCGGAAAGGGTAAGCCACTTTCTAAGATTGTACGCTCTTTCTTCTTGTTGAATAAGCGCGGCTTTTGCCTTATTCTCATCTTTGAAATCTGTTGTTGAAATCTTTGAGCCAACGAATTCTTTGTTAAAGTCCCTAGCATCTAGCTTGCCAAGAGTGTGGTCTACAACATTCAAAACGTTATGAACGTCAATAGCGGTATTGGCTACAGATGTAGCAGATGCTGCCCACTTAAACGGAATAGAAGGAGCAAGCATTCCTACGATTCTGGCCATAGCGCTTTTTGCATTCTTAATAAGATGGGCTTCGTCAAAAATGGCAACAGAATATTTTGCCGTAAAAAGACCATCAAGTATCGCTTGTCTAGATCTCCATCTTTCTTTGACAGCAGGAGCTCCCGTTGGTCTTCTAATAATGTTTCCGTCTTGACCAACTTGAGGGTCAACAGAAAGATTAGAATAGGTTATTATTGTCCATCTCTTGTTATCTGATGGGTTAAATGATACTTGCGAAGGATCTTCTCCTAGCTTATCAACAATTTCATTTGCCCATTGAAGCTGTGTTGCTTTAAGAGTTATGATAAGGCAGTTTCCGCCGCTACGTTCAAGTCTCATTTTGGCGGCTGCAAGAGTAGTAAGAGTTTTTCCTGTTCCGGTTTTATCTCCCAAAATAGCATTGTTTCTTTCATATAGCCAACGAACGCCGTCTTTTTGCTTTGGAAACAGTTCAACATTCTTAACTGATTTCTCAACATCTTTATAGAATGTTTTGTAATCAAATTCCGGGTTTCCCCTTTTGTCTCTTATTTGTCTACCGGCCTCATCTTTAACTTCATATCCATCAAGCTCTCCTGGATATCTTGTTCTTTCCATTTTACCGGCTCGTAACAAAAGGCTTAGAGCTACTCTAAGATTAGTTACATCCCAACCTCTGCTCTTTACAAGAGAAGCAAAGCGATAAAACTCATCAAACTTTCCATAAACACACCATCTGTTTTCTTGCTCAAGTCTCATTCCTGTTGGTTCATATCTACCATTTGGAAGTTGTTTGAGCTGAGGAGGAAGTACATTACCATGAGCTTGAGGCGGTTCTGGTCGCAAATCGGTAAGATTGGCCTTACTTGGGAATGAGAATCTAACAAAATCTTCTAACTCTCTTTGAAGAATCGGTGTCCTTGGGAAAGAGATAGATAATAGGAATTTGGTATTATCGCTTATATCTCTAACGATAATTGTCTTATTTGGGTCTTGTAAATTCTCTTTATTTTCTTCAAGAGTTTTCTTGTATTTCTCAGTAATTTGAAGTAGTCTTGTAACATCAAATCCCTTCTGTCTCATAAACTCAGCAAGAGCCTCTAGTGCTGATGGAAGAATTGGGGGATTGCCTCTAAGCAAGAATACCCATCCTCCTTTTCTTCCTCCACCAACATCAACTTCAGGATTCCATCTTGCTCCAATCCTGTTCATTTTAATGAAGTTTGTAACATCGTTGTTCTTTTTGAAGTTTAGTATAAACTCGTCCCAGCTTACTTCTGTAATCTGTATAGGTTCAAAAGCTGCAACTTGCTGTTCTTGTGGCCCTTCTATTTGTTTTGGTTTCAAGAATCTCTGTATTTGAGACACATCAAAACCCATATTGGTAAGCTCTTGAAGAATTTGTTCAAAAAATGGTTGTTCTGTTATTCCTATACTATAGAAACCCGGCCCTCTTTTGTTTTTCTGATCGGAAAACAGCTTAAAGTGAGCAGGTAATAAAGCATTTTTCTTGTAAGGATTTATAGCAGTTGCCCAAGTTGGCAAAGAACCGTCTGGCCTCCTAAGAGAATGAATGTATAATTCAGGTAATGTTTTTAGGCTTTTTAGTTCTTCTTTTTTCAAATCATTGATTTGAACGATAATGTTAGTCCAAGATACTCCATAAGCTTGTTCTTCAACAAAAATAACTTTTCTTTGATTGTTGAGTTGTTCTTGAGGTTGACCAGGTGGACGAATTGGTTGAGGCTGAACCTGTTGTCCTTGTGGAGGCTGTACTGGTTGAGCCGGTTGTGCTGGTTGTATTGGTTGCCTTGGCTGTAGCGGTTGTACCTCTTCTAAAGGTACTTCATCTTCAGCCTGAGCAATCTTGGTAATATCAAAATATGAGCTACTCATCTTTTCTCCATACTATCTTGTTCTTCAATATATTATCGAAGATTTCCTATACCAGCCTAGTTGAGATGCTATTACATTAGGATTATCTGGTTCATCTGGAGGAATATCTGGTCCGCCAAATTCAATATCGCCTTGATCTATCTCTGGTAATGGTTCGGCATTATAGGCGATTGGAGTTCCTCTGGCTTTGCACAATTCAATAATTCTTGGTTCAATATACGCCATTGGGTCAATATCTTTGCAGTCAAGATATTGTTTAGATCCAGGTCTTGCTACTATAAGAAGGTTAATAACTGTTAGTATATATGCATTCAATAGTCTTTGATCTTCTTTCATAAAGTCTGGCAAACGAGGGAACTCTTTTACAAGAAGAGCCTTAAACGCATCATTTGTTGTTGTTGCTCTTGCTGCAATATATGCCTCTTGAATCTTTGGATTTTGCTGAGTTTCCAGTGGAAGAGTAAGGAATGCAGATGCTCTTGTTCTCATTATTGTAAGAACTTGATTGATGTTTTGATCATCAACCTGACCTGTCGCTTTTTGATAATCAGGATCGGCAAGAAGTCTTGGATCTATTTCTTCATCTCCCCATCTTAGTCTGTTTCTTAAAGCTCCTTGCTGAAGCATGTGTTTTTTGTACTCTTGGAAAAGCTCATCATTCTTGAATTGAGGTTCAAATTTTCTAAACATATCAATGTTAGTTCTAAGAACCTTTTGTTTTACTTTATCAGCAAAAGACTGGAATCCAGGAAGTCTACGAACCCATAATGGAGCAATAGCTGAAAGCTCTTTTTCAAATGTTTTATCTAAGTATACAGAATGGTCTCTTCTTACATCTCTTGGGTCTTTTACTTCTGGACTTATTTTTGTAGAAAGGTTATTAGCCATAGCATCTACGTTTTCCGGATTATCAAAAAACTGAGCAACAGCATCGCGAGGCATATCAATAGCAAAATAACCCTCTATCATGGCCGCAGGAGCGCTTTCTACTTTCGCTTGCTGAATAGCCATTTCAAACTCATGGTCTGCGTTTAATTCCGGCATGTAATCGCCAATGGCCTTCTGAATATCTTCAAACTCCTTTTTGGCAACCCTTATTCTCTCTTTCATCTCCTTTGTTTTTCTACTTGTACTAAAGACGTTAGATTTCCAATATAAACCGCTTGCATACTTATTGATAACTGCTTGCTTAAATATCTCTTTACCTCTTGGATATATGTCCCAGTGGTTAGGAACTTTGCCCAAAACTTTTGCAACTTGTTCAGGGGAGTTTTGATACATAGCGGCAAGTCTGCCGTGAACATTCTCAATAAAAGCCGGATCTCTTAGAACGAAATCTGGCATTTGAGCTGCATTTTGAGCAACATCTTCAGCAAGCTGGAAAGCGTCAGCTCCTTGAAGAGCATGAATTTTCTTAAACCACGCTTCCTTACAAGCTGTTTGAAGAGATTGCATTATCTCTGGAAACTCTTGGAATTGTTCATTTTTTATAGCATTGTTATACAAGGATGGGTCTGCTTTGATTCTTGTAATAAGCTCTTCAATTTCCTCCATATTTGGAGTTCCATCATCATTGAAGTAGCTCTTGTTATTATCTCTTTCTTTGAGAATTCTTTCCCAATGATACCTCGCAGAGCCAGTTATCATTGGTTCAAGTCCTTCTCTGAATATGAGATCTGTAATCTCTCTCCAATAAGTAACAGGACAAGAACGACTTACTCCGCCAGCAAAACTTTGGTCCCCGGCAATCTCATATATTTTCTTATTCTTTTCGCCAAATCGAATACCAACACAACCCTTGCCGTTTTCAACAAGAATCCAGAAGTCGCCCTCAGATAAGTATAATGGACCATTAACATTCTTTGTGGTACACCAGCTATTAGGAAGAGAGAAGTTGTTCAATATGTCTAGGTTCTTATCCCAAACTTGTTCTTTTGTGAGAGGATTGCCTTTCTCGTCAACTCCGGGCTTTACGTTGTCTTTCATAGGCAACTTAATCCAACCGGATTTTGTCTTCTCATCAAAAATCTGCCTTGTCATTTCAAGGCTATGTTCGTTTAGATCTTTTTGATAAGTCTTTAGAATATCAATCTTAGATGAGTTATTTTGATCTATAACTCCCTGAACATGATCAACAGGAACTCCGGTCTCGGCTGCAATATCGGCGGCAGGACGAGTCTCTTTAGCAAGCCCCATAACA